GTGCATGAATCTGAAAAAGTTAGCAACATGGAGCTGGAACAGCTCTGACTTTTTCTGCTGTTTTGCTCGTTTTTTCAACAGTCGCGTAAATTTTGCCGTACCTGCATAACTTAACGCTGTGTTCTTTGACAGACTGAAGGCGGTGACGGCTTATGCGCCGTCACCGCCTTGTCGTTCTTGACAAAGGCGGCGAGTGATGATACAATTCATCCGTTAATGTTCCCGCGCGGCTGACGGCGCGCGTGAGGGGCTGCATAAGGAGAGTTACCGAAGCGGTCATAACGGGGCGGTCTTGAAAACCGTTAGGCGGCAACGCCACGGGGGTTCGAATCCCTCACTCTCCGCCATGAAAAATCCCAGACAAACGTTATTTTGTCTGGGATTTTCTGCTGCTTACTATTGAAACCTGAACTTTTTCGGAACAATTTATGAGCAGCCCTAATCAGGTCTGAGCATAAAAAATCAGGCTTAAAACTGCAAATTTACTCACGAATTTACTCACGAAACTGCGCCAGAATAGAACTCTACCATTTTCGTGGCGTCACGAAGAAGGTCGGACTCATCGAGCTTGATGTAAAAATCGTTCATCGTCTTGTAATCCGACCACCCGCCGTAGCGCATTGTAGTTCTGACGTCCCAGCCGAGATGATGCGCGAGGCTGGCAAAGCTCCGGCGCAGCCCGTGAAGCCCAACTTCTGGTAAGTTATTTGCACGGCACAATCTGTTGATCTGGATGGTCGGCGTGTTGCAATAGCACCGGATAAGATAACCATCCTCATTGGGAAGTATTTCTTTGAGCCGTGGAATAACAATGGGCACAGTCCGCGTCGATGCGCTGGTCTTGTTCGTTTCTTTGTGAACGAGACGGTTTTTATTATTGGGGACTCTGCTGCCGTGAACGGTAATGCAATCTTCTGCGATATCGGCTCGTTCGAGGTCGAGCAGCTCTGAGCGCCTGAGAGAATGAAGCGCCAGCAGAGCGGGCAATTCACACGGTTCTCCTTTTATTATGTCAAGGAACTGCTGAATCTGAGTGTAACTCAGCCAAGGCAGTTCCTTGACGACTTTCTGAGGAAGATTGATATCGGGAGGTTCTATCTTCGCGTATCTGAGCGCGGCGGTAACAAGCCCCCAATCGTTTTTAATCGTCTTCGGAGAATACTTTGCTGCGGCGTCGTTCACGGTCTTCTGATAGTCAACGTCAGAGAATGCATCGCAATCCATAACATCCTTGAAGTGATTGTCCCGGATTATCTGATATCCCCGAATAGTGGAAGGAGAGAATGTTCGTGTTATCGGCGATGTAATTGTCTATTGCCTGCCCAACGGTCAGAGTATCGTGCTTCTTGCTCTGCTCAATAAAACCGGCGCGGATCGCTTTGGCCTTGGCGATGCACAGCGCTTCCGTAGCCTCAGTGATGCTCTCGCCCTCTTTGCGGAGCTGGATGCGCCACATCCCGGATGGAAGCTGAGTAGGCTTTGGAACAGCTATATCCTTTTTCTTTTTACGAGTCCGTATCTGGTACGTGCCGCACCATTTACAGTAAATGGACTCGTCGTCAATTTCGTTTTTACATGACTTGCATTTCATATACGTAATCCTTTGATTGCGGCCTGTTAAACCGCCCACGATGCTTTCTGATGCCTGCGGCATATCTGTGCCGGGGTAAAGCTTGAAACTTAAAATAGGGGCTGTCTGACGGCTTGTGTAAAACAAGAATATGGAGGTCAATATGACTGCAAGAGAAAAATTAATCCGCATTATAAAGACAGCGTCCCCGGAGCTTATAGAGTTCCTTGTGCAATTGATGCTCAAAGAGAACATCAATCCAGCAGCCGTAACCAAGCATCGCACTGTTCGTCAGTAAGCGTATATACCTTTGCAATAAGAGCTTCACGAGCCGCAGACAAGTCACCGCCTAAAGCGGTGGCTTTTTCTTTTTCCCCAAGCAGCTCGTCTTTCGTCCAGCCGTTCGCGTTAATGAGCTTGCAAATCGTAAAGTCGCTTGGCTTTGCCCCCTTTTTCCATTTGTATACATGAGCGGGGGCGAGTCCAGCCTTCTCAGCCGCAGCAGACGGAGATATACCGTCCCTAACACATAGGTTAATATAGTTGTTATAAAACACAAAAACACTCCTTCCCTTTTGTTCATACTGCTAATATTAACTTTCGCTAACGATTTATAACTTGACGCAACAATCTCAACCATATAAAATGAGCCTCGGTTAAGATTTTCATTCTCTTATACACTGTGATAAAAGAATATATATATTCTTTTATCACAGTGTATAAGAGAATAGCGCTTTCAGGTGACAATAGTATACCACACGGAGGCAACTATTGCAACCTAAAAATGCGGAGAGAGGGGGTGGAAAATTGAGAGAGGCTTGGACTGGCGAGATCGTGGCGCAGATGCACGTAAACGAGATAACGCAGGGGGAGCTCGCGAAAAAGATGTGCGTAACGAGGACGTACCTGAACCGGCTCCTGACCGGCGCGCAGGTAACGAGGGGCGCAGAAGAACGCTGCCATGAGGCGGTGAATCAGATCGTAGCTGAAAGGAGGGCTGCTGAAAATGCCAAGAACTAAGCTCGACAGGCTTCTGGCTCCGAAGCGTGACCCCATAAAGGGGCTTGTTCTTGAGTATATGTCAATTCAGAAAATCAGCGGAGCCAAGGTAGCAGAGAACATCGGGGTGGGCAGGGCGACGTTCACCCGGCGCATGGCCGAGCACACCGACGAATGGCCGGTGAAAGATGTGAAGGCTGTCTGTAAGTATCTGGGGATCCCCAAGGAGGAGCTGATAAAAACAATAAGACTGTAAAGGAGGGTAAACATGGTTCTTATTCCGGACGACCCGGCAATAAGGGAAATTGAAGCGACAGGGTATTGGCCTCAGAACCAGTATGAGGATGATGGCGATATCTTCGCTTCATATGAAGGAGATTACAATGAGGACACGAAAGGAGATTCGGATGAAGAAGTATAAGCTTGAAAAACGCGACGGAAATGAGTGGTCGCTGTACGGGATTTATACAGAAAGATCGCTGCCGCAGCTCGTGCAGGCTGCTGTGCAGCTTTCAAAGACCGGCTACGAAATGTACGGCAATCTGCATATCGTCGAGATAAACACAGATGGCAAAGCTCGTATTTTATGACGTCGACCACAGATATACCGTAGACGGTCAGGAGGTTCCGAGCGTGTCGGAGCTGACGCGCTTCATAACCCGCGAGGTCTATGAGGACACGCCGAAGCTTGCGATGAACAATGCCGCCGACAGGGGCACGAGAATCCATAAAGCAACCGAAGCCTTGGATAAGTTCGGCGCGGTCGAGATAGAAAGCGGAGGCGAGGAGGATGATATAACTCAGTACATAAGCGCTTATGCGCAGTTCCTCAAGGAGCATACCCCCAATTGGGAGCAGATAGAGTGGCCGGTGCATAACGGTATGCTCTACGCCGGTACGCTCGACCGCTATGGAACTATGGACGGCAAAAAGGTCATCCTCGACATAAAGACCGCTGCCAGCATCGGGAGTCTTTTGAAGGTGCTGTATACGGCAGCGCAGAACCTATACCGCATGGCTATCGAGCCTGAATATGCGGTAGAAGCAATATACATCTTACAGCTCAAGAAAGACGGCAAATACCGGCTCATTGAGCTTGAGATACAAAATGAGCTCGCAGAAGCATGTATAGAACTGCATCTGGCGCTCAGGAAAAAGAAGAAAGGAAAGAAAACGAAAAATGATTAAAACCGAGAATGGACACACGACCCTCAATGGAACCGGCGCGGAGCTGCTCGCAGATTACACCTGCGCGGGTGTCGCCATCAAAAATGCGTTTGAGGATAAAGGTATGCCTACCAAACGTGTCAGGGAGCTTCTTAACGATTGTATAAACGATGCCTTCAAGGCGGATGAAGTGCTTGAAGGCGACGTCGAGACCGCACTGCTCAAGCTCATTAAGAATCTTATGAAAGGAGACGAGGACGATGGATGAAACGAAGGTTGAATCTCAGGAATTGCAGACCGTGGCTCCTGAAGCCATAGCAGAGGCTACGGCAGATGCCAAGCAGACGATATGGAATAACCCCGCGCTGTACTCAATGGCGGTTAAACAGGCCAAGATTCTTGCCTCAAGCGACATCGTGCCGGAGGGCACATATAAAGGCAAGCCGGCCAACTGCCTGATCGCCTTGGACATGGCGAACCGGATGGGGATATCCCCGCTGCATGTGATGCAGAACCTTTACGTTGTGAAAGGTAAGCCCGGCTGGTCTGGCCAGTATTGCATATCTGCCATCAACAGCTGCGGTAGGTTCTCTCCGCTTGAGTTCATACAGCTCATAAACGATGATGGCAGTCTCAGGGGCTACTACGCTCAGGCGACGAACATAGCCACCGGCAAGATTTGCACCGGCGCTCCCGTTACATGGGATATGGTCAAAGGCGAGGGTTGGCTCGACAAGACCGGCTCAAAATGGAAGACCATGCCCGAACAGATGTTCATGTACCGCTGCGCTGCTTTCTTTGCCAGAGCCTACTGCCCCGATGTGCTCAACGGCTTGCAGACGGCAGAGGAACTGCGCGATGTGAACGGCTATGAGGCCGAGAAGAAAACCACGGTCATCACACTTGATTAAGGAGCGCCGATGATACGAATCGAAAAAGACGGCGTATATAAAGCAAAGCGCGTCCGCTGGGGAGAAAACGACCACGGCAAGTGGGAGCTTGTCGTGGTCGCAAGCGACAAGGGAAAGCAGGAGATAACCATATTCCCCGAAAACGTACCCTGCGGCGTAAAGGAGGACTACATGTTCACCGTCGATGAAATCTCCGCCGTCGAGGTCAAGGTTCAGAAGAACAAGGACGGAACGTGGGGAAAGGAGAAGACGCGCGTCGAGGCTTATATCAGCCCGCGTCTTGATCAAGACCCCTTCGGAGAACTCAACGATGAACTCGGAGTTGACGGGGATATCGAGCTATGAGCCGTGAGGAATTTGATAAGCTGATACGCGGCATAAAGGCTGCGTACACGAATTCAAACTTCATGTCGAACCCGGACAGCGAGGGTGTGTGGTACAGGTTCCTGAAGAACGTGGACTACCCCCTCGCAGAGGCAGCGGTGTATAAGCATATCTCCGTCTGCAAGTTCCCGCCGACCATCGCCGAGATACTTGAGCAATGCAGCGCCATAGCGATACCGGACGAGTTCAACTGGCTCGACGGCTGGCGAAAGGTTCAGAAAGCAATAGGTCGGTACGGGTACAACCGTTCAGCGGAAGCGATAGCGGCTCTCAAGGAAGCTGACCTCACGGCAGGGGAGGTTGCCGAGCGCCTCGGCTGGGAAAACCTCTGTATGTCCGAGAATCAAGCGGTGGACAGAGCAAATTTCAGACAGGGCTATGAAGCCGTGCTCAACCGCAAGAGGGACAAGCTCAAGCTTTCCGGAGGCGTATATGAACGGCTCAACGCCCTGACGCAGGGCATAGCGAACGCAAAAATGATAGGAGGATAGAATGAGGGTAATGCTTGACAGGGGCGCGTATATGCCGGAGCGCGCCCACTCGCTTGACGCCGGATATGATCTGCGCACACCGAGAGCGGTGACTGTGCTGCCATACGAAAGCGTTGTTATTGACACCGGCGTTCATGTAGAAATCGCCCCCAATCATGTCGGCATGATAAAGAGCAAGAGCGGCTTGAACGTGAACCGTGACATGACAAGCGAAGGCGTCATAGACAGCGGCTACACCGGCAGCATCCGTGTGAAGCTCTATAACCACGGCGAGCATCAGCGAGTGCTGCATAAGGGCGATAAGATCAGCCAGCTTGTAATCATGCCGATAGTCACGCCAGAACTTGAACTCGTAGATCAGCTTGAGGCTACTGAGCGCGGCGATAACGGCTTCGGCTCTACGGGACGATGATTAAGACCCCATGCCCACAGCAATGCACAGGCCGCACGCAGACTTGCCACGCTACGTGCGGCCATTATCTCAAATACCGCGAGAGAAAAGAAGCTGAATATGAAAGGCGGTCGCGGGAGTATATGCTGTCAGACTACGCCGCAACCGCCGTCGAAAAAAGGAGACGCAAATGAAAAGGGGAGTGAAGAAAGGTAAAGCTTCCGGCTCCGCATACGCAGCCCAGAAGCAGACTGAAAAAGAAATCTGGACGATGAAGGTCATAGCGTGGACGGAAATGTCCATGCTCGACACAATGGCTTTGACACTGGCTGATGAGTTTGGCTTCGGAGCCGAGCGCCTCAAGAGATTCCACGATGCCTTCGAGGAAAAATACGGTGAGATAAGGAAGCTTGAGCGCGAGGACGCTGACGACAACGAATATGCCATAGCAAAGCAGGAGGAAGCTCTTCGGCGGGCTTACGGCAGATATTATACGCCCAGAGAAGAGCGGTATCAGATCAAGATAATTGACCGTGAAGGGAGGGAGCACAGGCTTTGACGGATTACGCAGCCTACAGAGAAGACAGGCGCATCACAAATAAGCAGTTTATAGATACCCTGCACAGCGAATACGAAGGCTTCACCAAAATCCAGAGCTCGTACATAAGCCACCCCGACGACTACGCGCTTTGCCTCACGGACGAAGCCGAGAGCGTGCTGATAAAGCAGTACGGCATCGGCCCCGGGCTGGCGCATTACAGGCTGAAAGGCAAGCGGCGCAAGGATAACCGGCAGAAGAAAAACCGCATGATGGTTCGTCTCAGCGACGATATGTACGGCAGGGTCATGTCTCTGATGCACAGCATGAATTTCAGCACCGTGCAGGAGTTCTTGGAGACAACGCTTACCGTTATGGTCGAGCGCGAGGAGGGCGTGGCATGAAGAAAGGTTCCAGCGATGCCGCGTACTACGATGCGAGATATAACGGCTACTCAGGCAAGAGGCGCTTTGAGGTCGAGCATCCGAGACATGCGGGGCACTTGACGATCGCTGCCCCGGATATGAACTCGGCTATCGTCGCCGCTGCACAGCGGTGGGGAGAGAAGTGGTCGGCTTATGATTTCTATGCGTTCTGCCGAGTAGTCGAAGTGAAAGGGGAGAATAGACATGGCTGAATACTCAAGAACGATTTTACGATAGTGAGGAACTGACATGACATACGATGGACTCATTAATACCCTGCGCACTTACGCAACTGAAACCGTCGGGGACGGCCCCGAAGACTGCCCAGTTAAGCAGAGACAGAAGGCGACTTGCCGCGAGGTATTCAGCACGGCAGCCGACGCACTTGAAACGTCGTCGGCGATACGCAAAGACACCTTAGCGGCGGCGCTCAGAATGCAGCACGAGGCAGCCACGGCAAAAAACGAGCTTGAACAAACGAAGAGAGAGAATGAGATTCTGCGTTCAGAGCTGCGCCGAATGTTCCAGCTCTACGTAGCTGCCGAGACGCGGGCAGATACGGGCGTGAACACTGAGGAGGATTGACCATGCCTATATACTACGAAGCCAAAGCATTAGAGCGGGCGATAGACACCGCACCGAGGATTACCCCAAGCACGAAGAGTGTGTTGAAGAAGATCATACGCAGCGCGCCGGTGGCGGATGCTGAACCGCTAACGCATGGGCGCTGGGTTCCGTTCCACAGTCAGGCCGCGGGGGATATTTGGTACTGTTCTGCTTGCGAAATTGGATTTGCTGCACGGATGAACTACTGCCCCAACTGCGGCGCGAGGATGGATTTGGAGGCGGGTGTATGAAAGCGGTTTTAATCAGCACACGCCCGGAGTGGTGTGCGAAGATCGCGAGCGGCGAGAAGACAATCGAGGTACGGAAAACGCGCCCGAAACTGGAAACGCCGTTTAAGTGCTACATCTACTGCACGAAGGACGCGAAGAAACAGCTTTGGACAGGGCCGAAGTATTCCTATGCGGACGACCACAGCCATAACGCATTTGATAAATGTGGGAACGGCAAAGTCATTGGTGAATTTCTTTGCGATCGGTTTATTGTGGATCGCACGTTCGGCCACGACGAAAAGTTTTACAGTGCAGCCTGCATGAGCGCATGCGATGCGGCAGCATATGCAATGCAGTCACCCATGTACGGCTGGCACATACTTGACTTAAAAATCTACGACAATCCGCTGGAGCTGAGCAAGTTTCGCGTAGAGGACAAGGCAGCAATCAAAGCGTGCAAGCATAGGTTCCGCGCCGGACAGCCGGAATATGTTGCAAGGCACGGCGGATGGCTGCAAGGCGGTTGGGGCTGTATGAAAACCGGAGAACCTGAATGGTGCGAAAACTGTTTGACTAAGCCGCTTACCAGCCCGCCGCAAAGCTGGTGCTATGTGGAGGAGCATAGAAAGGAGAACAAATGACATACATTATCAACCCCATGTGGTTTTACTGGCTTAGTGTTGTGGACAGAGCCTGCCAGCTTGTTCGCACAGCCGCCATCCTGCTGTTTCTTCTTTCTGCTGCTTTATTCATTGCGGCAGCGTTTTGCAAATATGCGGCGGTTTACCGCAACACGGTTGACGAGGAATGTTTTGAATATGTAACCGGAGCGAAAATGCAAAGAATCGCAACTGTCGTTGCCGCTGTTACTGCAATCCTGTTTATAATTTACGTGTTTATTCCGCCAAGAGAAACGCTGATTGAGATGCAGATAGCAAGGTTCACTACGGTTGAAAATGCCGAGTGGGTATTGGATGCCATTAAAAGCGCCACCGACTATATCGTGTCGGCAATAAAAGAGTTGGGATGAAAGGTAACATACATCGTAAGCTGTTTAGCTGTGACTACTTCGCGTGGCTGTTTTACCGCAGCCGCGCAAGCGAAAGGCAGCGGCGGCAGGACAAGCACGACGCGCGGCGCAGATACCGCAGAATCTGTAAAAGAGAGTGTAGGGAGGAGATAAGAGCCTGTGATAAGTGAAACGTTCAATTTCATAGCGCTGATTGTGGAGGCGATAATTCTCGTTGTAATAATAATCTACGTCGATATCATCATGGAAGATGCGGCGGAGATAAGAGAAATTGCCCAAAGCTGTGGCTGGGCTGATATGGATAAGGTCAGGTCGCTTGATAAGAAGAAGTATGTGCCGGCGGCGAAGGCCGTGAGCGAAGACGCATATTTCACAATGCCTGACGGAGAGAGAATCCACAGGTGCGCAAGCAAAAGCAGGAGGAGATGGTAAGAGATGGTTTATATCGGTATAGACCCCGGCGTTTCGGGGGCAATGGCAATCATGGACGACCTCGGCATCTATCTTTTTAAGTTCGATGAAGAGGAATACGTAGAGGCGCTGAAGCGGGCTCCTGCCAACACAATCTGCTGCCTTGAGCATGTCCACTCCATGCCGAAGCAGGGAGTTGCAAGCACATTCAACTTTGGCATGAACTTCGGTTGGATTCAGGGTGCGCTTCAGGCTCTTGGTGTCAGGTATGAGCTGGTTCATCCGCAGAAGTGGAAGAAGGAGTTTTCCGTTACGGAGGACAAGAATACTTCAATAGAGGTCTGCAAAAGGCTATTCCCGAGTGTGAGTCTGAAGCGTACGGAGAACAGCAAGAAAGACGACGACGGCTTTGCCGAAGCTCTGCTGATGGCCGAGTACGCCAGAAGGAGGCTTTGATGTCAAAAACAAGGCTTATTGATCTGACCGGCCAGCGCTTCGGGAGGCTGGTGGTTTTGGAGCGCACCGGCACGTATAAGGGCTCGGACGGCTCCGGTAGCTCCCCGATATGGAAGTGCCAGTGCGACTGCGGCGAGGTCGTTGAGGTAATAGGACGTAATCTGAGATACGGCGGCACAAAATCGTGCGGCTGTATAAGACGTGACAAATGCCGGAGGCTGAGAACTCCCGGCGAGTGAGAAAGGAGAAATAAAATGCATAGCGAACTGCTGACAATAACCCCGAACGAGGCAAGCAAGTATCTCGCGAACAATCCCGCAAACAGGAAAATAAATGAGAGCATCGTCAGAGCAATGGCGGAGGACATGAAGGCCGGTCGCTGGATGCAGACGCATCAGGGTATTGCAATAAGCAAAACCGGGCGCCTTCTCGACGGCCAGCACAGACTGTCTGCCGTTATAAAGGCCGGAATTCCGGTTAAGATGATGGTGACATTTGACGTTGATGAGAAGGCTATGGACGCAATAGATCAGGGGCGCAAGCGCTCCACAAGCGACATCTTCCTGTTCAGCGGTGAAGAGGCGTGGATGCGCAATAACTGCACCATAGCGGCTGCAAGATTCCTCTTAGCTCGTGGGAATAACTCTTCGGTTCCGGCTGAAAAGATACGTGAGCTTATGAACAAGTATGCGCTTGCGTTCCATACGTTCTATAAGATGACTACCGGTAAGAAAGGCGGTTCGCGCAATCTCCATGCTTCCATCTCGGCTGCGATAATCGCCGCCAGAATAAACGGCGTTTCTGAGCCTGACTTAGTCGCGTTCTATGATCTCTACGCCTGCGACAGACTACCCGGCGAGGGCTACAACTCGGAAATCGTCCTGAGGTTCAAGTCGTATATGATACAGAACCGGCTGAAGCATATCTCGCCCAATAAGAACGAGCTGTATAAACTTGCCAGCAACGTCATATACAACTTCGTGAAAAACACAAAGACAACGCTCCTCCGTACACCTGAAACGGAAAGATACGTTGTCTCTATGTAGTAATTTAACTCAATATGTTCTGGATGTTTAATATGTCGATAGGATGAAGTCGCCCAAGCTTATGAATAAAATCGGATTCAACAAGATTCAGACGCTTTGAACAGCGAATAGTTGATTCTTTCCTGAGGCCAGCTTCAGCCCATTTCAAAATTGCGTATTCGTCAGAAAAGTTTGCCCTCGGCGGATGAGAGGTTATCTTGAGAGACAAGATATACTGTTGGCCGGGGGCAACAACCAAAACGGGACGTTTTTTAACTTGTGTCAAATCGTCCTCGAACTTAACCCTTGCAAGCCATATTTCCCATTTACATGGTGCAGTCATCGTTGTATTCCACCGGTAGGACTAAAAGGCCATCGGAAGGGTCTCGATAGCCTACCGCCTCTCTATGTTCTATAGTGTGCGTGTCAAAAGTACCGAGCGGATTCTCTTTGGCGAAGTACTCTTTTATGGAATCGTTACTTATGATGTGCTTATTGCTGCTGCGCACCTGCTCCCACGGGGATCCCTTTTCGTGGGTCATATCGACGAGCGTAGATGCCGCGTATTTGCCGTATTCACGCTGGATATCTATCAGCAGTTGCAGCTCCTCGTCGGAAAAAATGTCTGGGGAATACGTGCCATGCACTTTGGTAATATTGTTGCTTTTATACTTTTTAAAAGCGTTGTATACATTTGGGACGACCGGGCCGAGTGGCCATGCCTCTATGCTTTCGTCGAAGAGCGGACGCCCGAGCCGAACGAGGCTCCATGCCTGCGCAAAATACAGCAGTTTATTCACCTTGAGGTCTGATAGGTAGCCTTCTTCTTTGGATTGGGTTATGTCTATGAAGAAATTGGCTATGTCAATAGCACTATGCACAGGTTTCACATCCTTCCTTTTATGTCTTGTGGAAATATTATATGTGAAAATGTGAGAAAAATCAACCCTATAAAGATCAACAATTTGAGGCTGTCTCACGAAGAGACAGCCTCTTTTTTTATTTCAGCAGCCCAAGCGCGCGGTAGTAATCCTCCATAGTAAATGTAGAGGTGCTTTTGGCGGCGCTGCCATCGGACTGATGGTTGCGGACTGAGCCTGAAAAAGTCGGGTCAGCTTCCTCTTTGGCCGGGGCTATGGAAGCGTAGCCTTCATCGACCTGAGTGGCGTAGTCTTCGTTTACGGCATAACTCTTGGGGCCGCTCTTGACGATGTTATAAAAGTCACTGCGAGTTATGCCAGCATAAGTTTCACGCGCTGAAAGTCCCATGTTTGCCCACGCAGTGTAAACATCGTCTTTGCTGACGGAGTCGTTTACATCTGCGTCTTTCAACGCGGCAGCAAGATCGAGCCATGAGCCGAGGTCGGCATTATTACCGGCTATTGTGTTGTAGGCTTCTATGCGTCTGACGGTGGTGGACTGCTTACCTCCCGCGTCTGGAAGAACCTGAGTCTTGATGGCGTTGAGAATTTGCTCGTCGCTTTTACCCTCCATGTTGTTGTAGACGGCTATAGCTTTTGCAACATCGGATGAGCCAAGAGACTCCTCAGCGTCCTTCGTAGCACCTTTATTGGAATACCACGCCTCAGAGCCTATGCCGAAGAGTTTGGCGTAGAGGAGAGCGTTAACGTTCACCCCGTCGTCTTTCAGCTGAGTTTGAACGCTGGATGGAATTTTTGAGAAACCGCCTATAAGGTAGTCTATGGCATCATAGTCGGTTTTCTTGCCGTCTGCATCCAAAATTTTCTTGCTGACAAGATAGCTGGGGACGTCCTCTTTGGGAACTGCTTCTGTCCATGCGGGAGCGCCTGTATCATAGCCGAGCCCCTTATTGTCAAGATAGCCCTGCTCAGCGGCGTCTTTCGCATAGCCCTTGATTTGTTTCTCAACATCCTCTTTAGCTTTATCGCTAAGCTTGTCATACCCGAAAGCCTTGAGCAGTGCGTCCATCCCGGAGTTGTAACTCGCCTCTGCATCCTTGCGGTACTGCTCCTTGTCGGCCTTAGTGAGCTCGTAGCTTACCTCGTCGCCGTTCTCGTCGGTGTACGTGAACTGGTCGGGCGGAAGCTTGTCTACTGCCTTCTTGATGCTGTCAAAGATTTTGAGAGCGTCGTCAGCAGGATCATCCGAAATGCTGTACAGTCCAGCCCTCTTCTTGCCTGCGATATCGGCGGCGGAAGTGCCTTGGCCTGCCCCAGCAAGGAAGCCCCAAAAATCATTACTTGACTGCTTGCTTCTGCTTATGCCGTTTATGATATCGAGCGTCCACATTCCTGCGCTGTTCAGCAGCGTGTAGGCATTGTTCAGCGGTATACCGGCGAGGTTAGCTAAACCACCGGCGGCTTTGCGGATGTTATCTGCCGAGGGATTCTGAGTAAGATTCACGACAGCCGATGTTGCGTCCTCAATTGCTCCGATAGCACCTATGCCGTTTTCGTAAAACGTTTCGCCAGAAATGATGCTCTCTACGAGGTTGGTCACATCGTCACCGAAGATTACAGTGCCGCCTGCGCCCTCAAAAAAGCTCTTGAGAAGCTCAAGGCCGATTTTGCCAGCGTCTATCTGCTGCTCCTCGTCATCGTCTCTGAACTGCTTGAGCTTGTGACGTAAGCCCTTTGCCAGAACGTCCATCGCAGCATAAGCCACGTTTGAAACGAAGAATCCAGCCGCGGCATTCTTCAGTGCCTTATTTGCTTTAGCGGCGTGCTCTGTGCCCTTGGCAGCCCTCGCTTCGTTTATTGCGGTAAACATGCTGTTGGCGGTGGTGCGCTGCTGCGTCTGGAACATCGTGAGCGCTTTGAGCAGTGCGCTGTCGCCACGGGAAATCTCGTCGCGCATATTCATCGTGTACTGCGACTGAGTGCGCATAGACGCCCGCTGGAACGTCTCGTCAACCATTTCCTTGAACTTGGTGCTGTTGACGTCGATACCGGGGTTCTTCATCTGCACATCGTAGCAGGACGCGAGATAGACCTTACTGATCTCTCTGACGTCGGCTGCGGGAATCCAGTTCTGGATGCTCTTGAGAACCTTGTTCTTTGCCGCCATCTTGCTGAAAAGTGTGTTCTGGTCTTGCAGTGCATCGGTGATGGAAGAGTCTATATTGCCCTTTGCTCTGAACTGAAGCAGGGGATTGTTTCGCGCGGCTTTCATCTGCTGGTTGCCGGGATTGAGCGATGTGACCGCAGCTTTCGCTACTGCTCTCGGGTCAAGTTCGCTCATAGCAAGCCACATTGATCCCTTCTGCTTGAACGGCGTACCGGGGTTGCCTATGAGAACCGCCGTCTGGAAGTTGTGATTGAGCTTCTGCCACCAGTTGTCTCTGGACTTTGCTCTCGTCTGGTTGATGTCCTGCACGTCCTTGACGTAGTTCTCCATCCAAGCGCCGTACTCGCTGCCCATGTTCTGCTTCACGGAATCTACGAGCGTGGGCGTTCCGAAGGTGTGCATATAGTCCATGATTCCGAAGGTGTCTGCCAGCTCACCGAACGCTATGTAATCTGCTGCGCGGCGTATGTAGCCGTCAGTTACCTCCACGACCGGGGCGATGTTGACATAGCCTCCGGCTGTTCTCGTGCGCTCCTTCAGGTTCTTGAAGTCAGGCACTCCGAAGTCCTTGCTGTTAGCCTTGTCCCATTCGGAGTTGACGTCTTCGACGCGGGCGTATGTAAGCGGGAAATAATCACCGGGCTTGAACAGCTCATTATCTACGCCGTCGATTGCCTTGGCAACGTCCTGAGTCTGTTTGCCGAGCTTTTCGGACATGTTGTCAAACGCCTTGACATACGCGCTTGCAACCTCATTCTTGGCTATGACCGTTTGAAGAGCGCTATACAGTTCGGAGATGTTCGCAGGGTCTGCTTTTATCATATACGGCTTATTATCGCCGTTTTTAAGCGCAAAGCCCTCTATGTTCTGCACCCTGTAGGCATCGGGGCCACCCATAGTCTTTATAGCCTTATAGAGGCTGACCGCCTCAGACATCGTAAGAGTTTTGCCTCCGAGCCTCACGCTGGTTTTGGTTTTACCTGTGGCGAAGTCGCCGTAGCCTTTCATCTTCACTACATCAGTGAAGAAGTTGTCGGCTTCAACAAGTGTTGTCTGGTTCTTGGCAGCAGCGTTTTCAATGGTATCTGCCATCCGGTAGCCTGCGCCCTTCTCCCAGAATTTGAAGCCATCTATCATCTGGAACATCTGGCGAGGCATGATCTGCCAGCGGATAAACTTTGCAGCGGCCTTCTCGCGGAGGCTCTTGCCTTTTTCACCACGTTCTACCTCACGCCCAAGCTCGGTAGGCTTTCTCTTGCTGCCGTTTTCTTTGACCGCGTTATTCAGCTCGTCAAGCTCTGCTCTGACCTTGCTGGCCTTCTCAATGTAGTGTGAAGTCATCTGCGCAGCCTTGACTGCCGCATGACGATACTTCTCGACATTGTACGGAATCGGGTTGCGGTACGCCTCCTCCGCCAGTTCGCGGGCGAGTTGAACCTGTTCATTTACACGCTCAGAGTACAGATCGCCGAGTATACGGCTGTCCTTCATAGCCTTGTAATACTCAGCAAACTCGGCAAATGAGGTGTGCCCGTCGCCTAACCCAGCAAGTTTGTTCTTGAACTCCGTCACGGAGTCAGAAACCTTGGTGTACTGTTCGTCAGTGAGGCTGCTGGTAAAGGCATCGCTTTCAAGGAACGTTTCAAACTCCTCAGCTCTTTGGGTGGCTTTATGAATTGCGTCATGGTTTGCACCACCGAACTCAGCCTCAGCATCCTTCCACGCGGTTTCATCCGTGACGGGGGCTTTCTGCGCATTCTGCTGCTCCTCGCGCCTCTGCTGCCACTGCGCCCATTCCTTCGCATTATCCGGTGTGAGCCTGTCTTCGGCGCGAAGGGTGTAGTACAAGTCGTCAGAGATGTGAGCGTCGCGCTCCGCCTGAACCTCCTCCGCAGTGCGGGTGGTGTAGCCGGTTTTGGGGTCATACTCGTTGCCGTTTTCGTCAACGTAGACTCTTTCGGCTGTATTAGAGCCAGTGCTATAGTTAGTATTATCGGCGTTATGGTTAGTGTTCTGCGTGTTGCTACTCTGGGAAGAACCTGTGTTGTTTTGATTCGAGTAAAACTCGTTCATGAATTGGTCATACAAACGGTCGTACTCTGTTCTACCGTCTGCATGCTTGGCGTTGAAAAACCAATCGTAGAACGAGCCTTCTTGGCGAGCGTCATCCCACATTCTATAAGCGTCGACGACGCCTTTTACAACAAATTTTTCAAAAGGTTCGTCAACAAAACTACTGTTGCAGTAGAGCTCTGCAAAATACTCCTCCAAATACGCTTGCTTAATGTATGGGTTGGAAAAGTCGGTTCCGTAGGCGTAGTCCCACTTTTCTGCGTATTCTTCAGCTATTTCTTGCATATCAAGTTGAAAAATGTCCTCTAATGCGTTTTGGACAGCCGCGCATATATCCTCATCGGTTCTGTTTAAGATATGAAGCGCTTCGTGGAGAGCAGTTTCTCTTGGCGATACCTCAGATTCAGCGCAGACTAAGATTTTGCCGCTATTGTAAAAACATTGGCCGACTGCGCCGCCCGGGAGCTGCGTATCTCTAAGAAAAACTACTTCCAACGAACTATTACCGCATGCCTTTTTAACTTCATCAGACAAAGTTTTCAAATCTTCTGTGAGAAGTTCATTGGCTATGGGGTGGAGAGCCTTCTCGTTAAACTCAGATTCGATATCTTGCCCGCCGGTGATGTCGTTAACGCTTAGGGGTTCAATGTTTATTTGCTCGAACTCGGGGTACCTAATTTCTCCACGTTTGATATATTCGCTTGCTTTTCCGCCGTTTCTGGCGTCACTGGCACCCCGTGGCGCGTTACTTTGCGATTGCTGGGAACTATTCTCACCAGCGGCCTTCCGTCCTTCCACGGAACCTTGCTCCCCGCCGGATAGTATACCCCGTCCCGAGACTTCTGTTGGCTTTCCTGACGTTTCTTCAAAATCTCGTCCATAGTCTATTCCTTCCTGCTGCGTAGCAGCGTTGTTATTTGTGGGCGGTTCTATATGCAGAAGACCGTTGATGTAGTCTTCGTAATCGGAACCGTCGCCGTTGCTTTCGTTGGATTTTACTTCACTGGTTGGCTGCCTGTTGGCGTCGGAGTTGTTTTCAGACGAACCGGGACGGTACAAATAGCTGCCGGTTTCAGGGTCGAGCACGCTGCCGTCAGGGAAAGTCATCAGTCCAGTGGCATCGTAGATTTCATTCGGGGTATACGACTCGTTGAACATACTCCGTGCTACTGTAAGCGCTTCGTCCTTAGTAAGCTCTACTGTACCATTTTCAGAGCGATTTTGCAACTTTTCACTCGATCCAGCGGCATTTTTCTCTTCTCTTGCATTCGCTTCTGCGTTTGAGTTGGAGTTTAACGTCTCAGGACGCGCTACAGCGTCGTTTGAGGGCGTAGGGGGTGTAGTTATATCCCCTGCGGTCTCTGCGGAGCTCTGAGGCTCTGACGCGGCTTTCTTGCCGGTCATAAGTTCAAAGGCTTTGTCAACCTCACCGCTGCGCAGTTCGGCGTTTTTCTTTGCGTCGGCTCCGGTCGCTATGCTTACCCCGGAACCTGCTATGCCGAGAGCTGCACCAACAAGGCCGTCATACAGCCAGTCGGAAACCTGCTCCTCGCTGTAGTTCTCGCCGATGCTCTTGCCGTTGTAGATGGCGCGGAGAGTCGGGTCAACCGCGCTGGAAACAAACTCCTCTACGAACTCGCCACCGCCGCCGTTGATAATAGTGCGCAGCACAGTGCGCCCGATATCGGTCTTTGCAAGCTTGCCGACGAGTTTCTCAACGGCAGTGTCCGCAAAGCCTTTGCCATAGGCAAGGTCAAGCCCGCCGAACATTTTCTCGGTGAGATATTCTTTAGCAGCGCTTGCTGCGCCGTAAGCACCGGCCTGAGCAAGGTTTCCGCCGCCCGCCTCAGCCTGCTGAACACCGCCACCGAAAGACCGCCCCATCATCATTGCCATACCTGCCCCGGGCAGGACGGCGTTTGCTGCCATATCTGCCGCAAGAGCAGGAACCTGAGACACTGCATCGAGAGCAAAGCGTCCCGCGTCGGAAGCGCCCCATTTTGAACGCTCAATGTCTCTGCCGCCGGATTCGGAAAGCTCTGCTGACTTGTCGGCTATTGCCTGCTGCATCTGCATCGCCTTTTCGTCTTCCTCTTCGGTACTGACATGGTACAGCGCCGAAAGCTCCTCATTGCCGCTTGCTCTGAGTGCTTTGTCAACTGCGCTCTGCCCGCCTGTAGCAACGCGCCCGGTATAACCGAACAGACCGCCGAGAGAACCTGCGGCCTGCTTCGAGCCGCCCTTGACGGAGCCCCACAGACGTTCAAAGATGTTCTGATCTACATCCGGCAGCTCCACATTGTAGAACTCAAGCTGTTTACGCAGCTTGTCCATTTCGGATTCTGCCGCTGCCTTTTCATCGGATGCGGCCTGCAACTCAGAGCGGTACTTTTCGAGTGTAGTGGCGTAGTTCACCCCCGCTTCGGGACGGATTGACTGCGCCTTTTTGTCGCTGACGGACTGTGCCTTTTTACTTGCGTCCTTGTACTTATTAGCTGCGTCGGCGTAAGCTCTCTGAAGCTGGAATTTCTCGTCGTCTGACAGAGCGGTTGATATCGTGGTGACATTCGGGTGCTTGTCAAGCCAAGCATCCCTAAGCCCACCGACGAGGCCGCGCCCGCGGCCATCAATGATGTCGCGGGCTTTTTCTGTGGCCTGTTTCTGCTGCATCTGCTCGTTGTAGTAGTCCTCAAGCGGGGAAGTGCGAGGAGAAGATGGTGAGGTCGGAGCGGATGATGTTTGGGTAGCTGAACCGTTGTGCGCGGCTATCGACTGCGCTATAAAGTCAAAGGGGCTAGCCATTTTAATACCATCCTTTATTTGTAAAACATCGACTCGTATCTGTTAATGGTCGTGGGCGTAATAACAGGCTGAGAAGCGCTCGGCGCTGGCTGTTCCCATGAAGGAGTCGGGCCATAGGAACCGTCAGCCTGCATATAATTGCCCTCACCCTGACCGACCCAACCGGAATAGTCGATGTTGGAGTTGCTTCCGCCTCCGCCAAGGCCGCCTGCCGGGATGTAGCCAGCGGGGTATTTGCCGGTGAGCTGCCTATACTGTTCGGCATCAATTTTGCCTGCTGCGTAGTCGAGAGAGGCTGCAAGCTCGGGGTTCTGCGCTCTCCACACCGCTTCCATGTTCTTTGCCTGATCTGCTCCGTACAGATTCGCAAACGCAGAGAAGTCGCCGAACTCGGCGAGAATCTGCGCATTCTTCAGGTCGCGCTGATAGCCGTTGTTGTACTCGTCAAGGAGCGCCTGAGCCTTCTTGTAGTCGTTATCGGCAAGCGCGGCACGGATGTTCGCCTGATACTCCGCCGTGAGGTTTGCCATCTGGCGGTCAGCTTCGGCGGTCGCGTTCGCTTCAGCGGTGCGCAGGTTGCCGAAGTCTCGCTGGTACTCTCCGCCGCGCGCAAGCGCAGCCTGTGAAGCAGTACCGGAGTTTATCCCAGTCGCTGCCGCCTGATTGTTGAAGTTCTGGCGGTTGCGCTCGTACTGCACCGACAGGTCATTTGCCTGCTTCTGGTACTCCGGAGCGATCTTTGCCCTTGCCGCCTCGTAATCGCTCTTGCTCTTGTCGTAGGCGGCTTTAAGCTCTTCCTCACGCGCCCTGCGCTGGGCGTCGTATATCTGGTTTATAGCGTCAGTGCGGGCAGTGTTGTAGCCGCTGCCGAGCAGCCCCTGATTGCTCTGCGCCCCGCCCGTTGCCCCGGCGTCAGCAGCCGGGGTTGCGGGAGTCGCGGGAGAGGTCGGCGCAGCTGGCGCAGCTGCCGCCGACCCTGCTGCCGGAGTAGTGCCGGTCGCAGCATTTGTCGGAGACGCAGCGCTGGGGGCAGTCGCGCCCGCCTTGTTCTGCTGTGCGTTATAAGCTTTGGTTATTTCATCTATACTTGCCATGCTTTATCTCCTCAAAAGGGCTGTCCACGTGTTGTTCCCGATGATTCCGTCGGCATGAAGCCCGACGCCGTTCTGAAACTCCATTGTGCGGTTCTTGGTCTTCGCGTCAAATACGCTGCTTACTGCCAGCTCTGCGCCGTGAGCGGCAAGAAGTGCCTGAGCAACTGCAACGTCAGCGCCGCGCATGCCCTCGCATATCATGCGGGGTGGCCAGTACGTTTCAGCCTGCGGCTTATCGTCCGTGGTCTGCTCTGCGCCGTCTGCAAACTCGGCCTGAAACTTCTGAGCGAAGCCATACCGCGTGTTGATGTTGTTCACAGCGGGGCGCTCATACTCGGTGCAGATGCGGCTTGTCGCTTCGTATGTATCTTCGGTCGTACATAGGAAACTCCAAAGGCTGGCGTAGCTTGCCTTCAGTTCGCCGATGCAGAAATCTACCTGCACTGCTTCATTGCCGACGCTCTTGCCGATGTCGTGGGCATATTCGACGAGAGCCTTTTTACGGCTCCAATAGGTCCACTGGCACAGGCCGTAGCCGACAGCATCGTGAACGAACTTCGACTGAGAAATGGCGTAACTGTCCGCCTGACGGGTGTACTCGTCATCGGTCAGCGTAGTCATGTCGCGCTGCGCGATGTTGGCTTTGAGGCCGCTTTCCGCCTGCATATTGCCGAGCATCGCGCACGCCCCGGCTACAGTCATACCGTGGCTGCGGAGCCGGTCATATATTGTCTTTGCGCTCATTCAGTTGCCTCCTACTCCGTATACTCCACGCCATACCGGTCGAAAAGCTCTTTAACCTTTGTGTTCTTGAGAATCTTTTGCTGTTGGCCGTGATTCAGCGCGTCATAAACCGTTTGCAGTGCGGTCTTGGTATCGGAGGCTACTTCCTCCGCAGCTATCGTCCATTTCCCTTTACTCATTGACCGTTACCCCCAGCACATTCAGCGCGTTCTGCATGTCCTGCTTTTCCTCATCGCTGCCGCCCTGCTTTATCTCTGCGATTTTGGCAAGGATGACATTCTTCCGTTCTTCTATCGTCATTTCTGTACCTCCAACGCAGTCTCGATTTCTGACAAAGCAGCTTCATATTGCGCTACCTCATATTCTAACTGCGCTTTGTAAAGCTGAGTGTATAGTTTCCATGGGGCTATCATCTCCCCGCTGAACGCCTGACCATCCCCACGTGTCCACGTCTCGCCGCTCGGCACATAGCGGTACCCCTCTACAAACTCTGCGCACTTGCCGTCGAAAAAGGGCAAGTCAAATTCGCGCATATTGCCGTCATTAGAGACATGACACTTGTATTCATTATCAATATAAATTTTCATCTCCTGTCTCCCTTAACTAAGCGTGATATTAGTAAGTGTGGCAGAACTGGTTTTTGCCCCCACTTCGGGATTTATGGAACCGAGCATTTCATATGTCGCCACATAACATTCTGTATTTATTCCGCTAATATCAAGTTCAATACGAGCATCACTGGTGTGCAAGTTAGCATAAGCGATAAAACCTATGTCGGCAACACCCGGAGGATAAGTGCTCCATGAGAACTTGTTTTCGGCTACTCCAATATACCAACCGTTAGCCTCAGATTTTATTACTGTCAGTTTGTTGTATTTCGAGAGGTCAAATTT